ACGATGAAATCAAGGAATTGCGGGCAAAGTTACAGAAGATGGGTACCGAGGAAGGAAAGGAAAAACTGGTAGAAAGCGACACGATCATTGATTACCGGAAAGGTTATCCACGTCCACAGACAGTAACGGGATATAATTATAGCAAAGAGCAGCGCCTGCGGCAGAGGTATTCCAGCCGGATCGAGAAGCTTCAGAAGGAGCAGGAGGAGATTGAACAATGGATTTTTGCAATCGAGGATGGCAAAACGCAGAGGATATTCCGTTTACGTTATCTGGAAGGGATGCGCCAACAACAAATCGCACAAAAAGTACATATGGCGCAGTCCGGAGTAAGCAAAAGGATTGATGAGCATTTAGATTCACAAGAAAAGTAGCAAAAATTGAAATTTGAATAAAAAAGATAAAAAAGTGTGATATAATCAAAAATAGAGATCGAAGGATCTTGAACACATCGGGTAGTGTTCTTCCCTAAGGTAGGCCGTCAGCGAAAGCTGGCGGCTTTTTATAATACATAAGATATCACCATAATTATTTTTTTAAAGTCAGTAAAAACACTAGAAAAATAAAAAGAAAGATGATACGATATATAAAAATATAATCGAGGAGATGAAAATGAAAATAGTCAATGGCGATAAACTTATTAAATTTATAAATGGTAAATGGCAGGGCAGAGCGTGCCCTATGTGTGGAATTGGCAAATGGGTAGTAACAGATAAAATATTTGAATTAAGAGAATATAATGATGGAAATTTGGTGGTGGGGAAAAATTGTTCTGTAGTCCCAGTTGTTCCCATTATATGCGAGAATTGTGGAAATACAATTTTTGTTAACGCAATAATTGCGGAAGCTGTGGAGGAAAAATAATGGCAGATGAAGTAGAAAAGAAACCAATTGCATACATACAAGCTACCCAAGATAATAAAAAAGTGTATGAGGAACCAACTGCACAAATAAAATTGTCAACTAGTTTTGCAGTGAAGGGGGATACTACTAAAAAAACATATCATGATCAACGATTGAGTCAATCAAAATGGGCATTTAGACTCAGTTTTTTTGGAGGCATAGTAGGCTTTCTGGTTATTATATTTGGCGTATGGGAGAGTGGAGCATCAAAACAAATTGAAATCGCAAGTATTTTAGCAGGAATAATAACGGAAGCTGTATCTGCACTTTTTTATGGACTTTCGAATTCGGCAAATGAAAAGATCTCGGAATTTTTTCAAAAACTTACTGAAGATGAAAATGTTCAACGTTCAATTGAATTGGCAGAAAAAATACAGGATGATAAAATAAGAGACGAATTGATTGTAAAATTATCATTGCATTTATCAGGAATACCGGATGATAAGATATGTAAAAATGTTAGAGAAACATGCGATAAAAAGGAATAGATAAGGCAGTCCTTTGGGGCTGCTTTTCTTTGTGCCAAAAACAGACATGAATGAGAGGTGGTGAGGATTGGATGAAAACTTAAACCCACAAAATTATGACCTTGCGTATATAGATTACTGCAAGGGAATGAAATACAAAGAAATTGCTGAGAAGTATGGCGTCACCATAAACACAGTGAAGTCTTGGAAGACCAGATACAAATGGTCAAAAGACGGGAAAAAGGTGTGCACACAAAATCAGAAAAAGGTGTGCACACAAAATGACCATAAAAAAGAAAAGGCAGAGGAAGTAGTTGAAAAGGTAATAGAAAATGCTGATTTGACTGATAAACAGCGGCTTTTCTGCTTGCTCTATACACGCTGCTTCAATGCGACCAAAGCGTACCAAAAAGCTTATAAATGCAGCTATGAAGTAGCAGCAGCGGCAAGCTATCGAATGTTGGATAATGTTGGAATTAGAAATGAGATTCAACGCTTGAAGCAGCATCGCTTAAATCGTGAGTTGCTGGATGAGCATGACATCTTTCAAAAATATGTCGATATCGCATTTGCTGATCTCACGGATTATGTAGAATTTGGTGTGGAAGAAACTCCGGTAATGGGGATGCATGGGCCAATCGAAGTCAAAGATCCAAACACAGGGAAAAAGGTAACGCTTATGCAGAAAGAGAACGTTGTTCGATTTAAGAGTTCATCAGAGATAGATGGTACACTTCTGGCAGAGGTGAAACAAGGCCGCGATGGGGCAAGCATCAAGCTTGCAGATAGAATGAAAGCTCTTCAATGGTTGTCGGATCATATGGACTTAGCCACCGAGGAGCAGCGCGCACGTATCGCCCAGATCAAGGCTCAGACGGAGCGCTTATCCGCCCAGCCAGTTGAAAATGAAGATGATGGAGTTGAGATTATAAATGATGCAGACAAGTCAATTGACGAACCAATTGAAAAAGAAACCGAAGAAACAGGTTAAAATATCCAATATCGTCATTCCGAAATATCTGCCGCTGTTCAATGATAGAAAGCACAAGCACATCATCTTAACTTCTGGAAGATCCGGAACAAAGTCAAGCTATGCAGGTATCCGAACTGTCTACCAGATCACGGCAGATGCGCGAGGTTCGGTAGTAGTTCTTCGTAAGCACCACAATAAACTTCGTAAGACCGTCTACAAGGAAATGCTTCGCGGCATCAACCGATTGCAGATTCCGAAGAATCGATTTTATATCACGAAATCTCCGATGGAGATTACCTACAAGAAGTACAACACCACAATATACTTCTCCGGATCCGATGGTATTGATGACACGAAAGGTATCATAGATGAAGACAAGCCGATCAAGCTGGTTATCATCGACGAGGCAACCGAGTTCTTTGACGATGGTGAGGGAGAGGCGGAGCTAGCCAACATAGAGGCGACATTCGTTCGAGGTAATGTGGATAACGACTTTCAGATGATCTATCTGTTTAATCCACCAAAGAACCCCAACGCGCCGATTATGGCATGGCTTCAGAAGATGGAGCGCCGCCCAGATACCATACACATTCACACCACCTATCAGGATGTACCGGAAGCATGGCTGGGAAAGGCACTGATCGACAGTGCAGAGGCAATGCGCCTCGTAGATCAGAAAATGTACAACTGGGTGTGGGGCGGTGAATGCGTCGGTGTGGATGAGCTGATCTATTACATGTTTAGTCAAAGTCATATCGAGGACGAGCTGCCAGAGGCAGAAAAGAAGATCATCGGAGAAATCGGCATTGGCATCGATTACGGCCAAAAGAACCCAACTGTATTTGAGGCATTTGGCATTGACTATAATCACAGATGTTTACGAGGTTTGGATGAGTATTATCACAGTGGTCGCGAATCAGGCCAGAAATCACCGTCCGAGTATGCGACGGACTTTAAGAGCTTTTGCGAGAAGTTGGAAAGAGAATATAACAGAAAGATCTCATGGATATTCATAGACCCTTCGGCAAAAGGTCTGGCAGAGGAAATCAAACGTCTGGTGCCAGATATCTCAATAAAAGATGCAGACAATACGGTAAAGCTCGGAATCAGCCGTGTGCAAAAACTTTTATCATTTGGCTGCTTGAAGCTAAGTCGAAAACAACCATGGCTTATAAAGGAGATGGGTTTGTACCAGTACGATGAAAAAAGCATAGAAAAGGGCAAGGAAGAGGTTTTAAAGATCAACGATCACTGTCAAGACGGAACCAGATATGCAGTAATGGGAATGTGGAAGAAGATTAAATATTTTCTTCCTGTAGCAGTAAGAGACGATAAAGGAGGTGATGAACCATGATGTATTACGAGAACATTCAACAGGCAATGGGTGTGGATATCGCAATTAGCACAGAGATGGCACAGCGAATCTTATTGTGGAATAAAATGTATGAAAACGAAGCACCATGGATTGACCCAAGCATGGATGTTTTAAGCTGTGAACTTCCCTCTTCTGTCTGCTCCGAGATGGCAACAGCCGTAACGATGGAGGCGCGGATCAGCGTTGATGGAGACGCAAGAGCTGAGTATCTGGACAATGAATTTGCAAAAGTAAAGAAAGATCTGTCAGATATTGTAGAATATGCCTGTGCAGGAGGAGGTTTGATCTTAAAACCATATATCAGCGGCGAACATATCGCAGTCGACTACATTCACTCCGATAATTTCTTTCCTGTTGCGTTCAATTCCGCAAAGCAGGTCACAGCAGCAATCTTTCCAGAGTTCAAGCACAAAGGAAAATGGCTATATACGAAGCTAGAGTATCAGGAATATGACGAGCGGACTCATACTTACCGCATCCAGAATAAGGCATTTAAAAGCAGGAGGGCAGCTGTAAAGATAAATGATATCATCAATCTGGGACAGGAAGTCCAATTAAATGAGGTTTCTGAGTGGGCAGATCTGGAACCAGAGGTTTTACTGGCGGGCGCGACATGTCCGCTATTTTCATATTTCAGAATACCGGTGGCTAATAATGTAGATCGCAATAGTCCGCTCGGCGTTTCCATCTATGCAAGAGCCGTTAAGCATATCCGAGATGCCGATCAGCAGTATGGAGCTACTCTCTGGGAGTATAAAGCGAAGGAAGCGGCGGTACAGGCAGGAAACGATTTCTTTGAGAAGGATCGAGAAGGCCATGTAATCATGCCAAAGGGTAAAGGACGACTATACCGAGATATGGGCGATGTTACCGATAAAAACGGCTCACCATTTTTCAATGTATATTCTCCGGATATCAGAAACGAAAGTTTTTTCGATGGCTATAACAGGATGCTTCAGCGTGTAGAATTTTCCTCACACCTGGCATATGGCACAATATCAGATCCAACGATTGTGACAAAGACGGCAACCGAGGTTAAGACAGGAAAGCAGCGCTCTTACGCGATGGTAAAGGCTATTCAAAACAGTCTAAGAGATGCACTTCTTGGTCTTCTGGATGCCATGAATGCATGGACCACAATTGGACACCTTGCTCCAGAAGGAGGCTTTGAACTTTGCACAGATTTTGATGACAGCGTGGTTGTCGATAAGGATGCAGAGCGAAAAACAGACCGAGAGGACGTTGCAATGGGCGCTATGCAGCTCTGGGAATACCGTGCAAAGTATTACGGCGAGTCCGAGAAACAGGCAAAGAAATCCATTCAGCAGCCAGCAGAGGTGATTGAATGACACAGGGTGAACTCGAACAGATTCCGCAGCCGTTTGTAGAACTGATGTCAGAGCTGGAGATGCGTATCATGAAGGATATCATAGAACGCATCAAGGCGAATGGCTTTTCTCCA